TTCAATCTCTCTTTTGAAGTTCTGGTCGTCCTTCATGGCTTCATCGTCCTGGAGCCGTTCCAACTGCTCAAACAGCACATTATTGAGGTCTATCATTTTGTTCTTCATGTCCCGCTCCTTAGATCACATATTTCTCATGCGTGCTTTCCAGCTGCTGATTGTCTATATCGAGATAGATCTGTGTGGTCCCCACGCTTTCATGTCCCAGAATCTGCGACACTTCCATCAGCGGCATGCCGGCCCTGAGTGCCATCGTTGCGCCAGTCCTTCTGAATCTGTGCGGATGTACGTTTTCGACGCCTGCACGCTTCCCGATCTTGCGGATCCGCGCCTCTAGTGATCCCGCGTCTCTTTCTCCTTCTGATATGTTTTCCGGATACATCCACCACAGATGTAAATCTTTGCGCTCCATCCCGCTCTTTATCAGCTCTTTCGCTTGGCGGCCTTTGGGGAAAAGAAGCGGCGCATTATCATTTCTCTTCTCAAGATATGCATTGATCGCCAGCTGGGCTTTTGCTGTCAAATACACCATTCTGTATTTGTCGCCTTTGCCGTGGACCATTATCTTGTTTCCGTCGATGTCGCTTATCTTGATGCTTGCGACTTCGGAAATTCTCGCCCATGTTGAGATCAGGACTTCAACCAGCGCCCTGTCCATCTCATCTTCACAGGCGTATCTGATCTTCTCCAGATCCATGTTTGTGTATGCCTTCTTTTTCTTCTTTGTTTCCTTGATCGGCTCCACCTTCGCCATTGGATTCTTTATCAAGATCTCTTCTTTCTGCAGCCATGTGTAAAATGCTGACAGGTTCCGGCGCTCATTGTTTGCGCATGTTTTACTGACTCCATCCCGATTTACTCTTATCGCGAGATACAACCTGACGTCATCAGCTGTCACCTGTGAATATGGCTTTCCTATTTTGGCAAGCGTCATCGATATCGAGTTTTTGTAAAGTTCCAGCGTTCTTTTCGACAGGCCGCGTGCCGTCTTCGCCATCAGGAAGCGCTTCAGGATCTCTATGTTCACATCCCCCTCATACGGGATTAGTTCTGTTTCCTGCTTTCTCACATCGTATTTGCTCAATGTTATCGCAAGTCGCATCCTTATGTCGCTCAGATCTCTGTTCTCAACATACGGTGCTATCGCATATATGACTTCGTTCATGAAATTGTCGTCTATCATACAAGCAGTCCTGCCTTTCTCGGCGTTCTCAGGATGTGCGACTTTTCAGTCCTTGATGAATCATAAGGCTCTTCCAGCGTGCTTCCCTGCACGCATATCGCGCTGATCCCTAACAGTGACAGCTGCACATAGCACATATAAACGCCTTTCCAGTCAATATCCTGTGCGACAACTTCCATCGCTGTCTGGTAGTTGATTCCGCTTTCGTGTATTACTTTCGCCGCTGCCAGGATCATGGCCCCGCCACCGCATGCCGGCTCATTTATCGTTATCTTGTCCAGCTTTCCTTCTTTGTATTCCTCGATCATTCCGATCAGTCCGATTCTCGCGCACAGTTCCGAAAGATGAAAAGGCGTGAAAAATTGGCCCGCTGCCTTTGATCCCATGTCTGCCTTCATGTAAACGTCGCCCAGAATGTCGTCCGGTCCTTCTTCCAGCGTTTCGATCAACAGTCCTGTCAGCACTGCAAGCTTCATCCGTTCGTCGTATGAATATTTATTCATCGTGTTGATATAGTCACGTTCCCGACGATGCCATTCTTGATCCCTGATGAAATGTGTGCTTTGCTCGATCGATAATGCCATGCATCTGATCCAGTCTGTGAAAATCTCATATGTCGAGTATTTGCCGGACATTTCCTGCAGCATTTTTACGATGTCCGTTTTCCTGTTCATCCTACTTCCTCTTTGTGTCTTCGTCATTTATTTGTTTTTGACCAAGATACTTGTCTTTCCATCAACTTATTCGTTGATATCATCAATGTTTACTTTGACGTATTTACAACGGCCGTTTCGCTGCTCGGCGTGCCAGATCGCCGAATGAATATGTTTTGTTTTTGTGCCGACAAGCTGTGCCAGCTCTTTGGCGCTGTCTGCTACGTATATCGGCAGCTCATATTTGTCCATTGTCACGTACATCCATACAGTCATTGCTTCCCTGTGCTTCCTACTCCGCCGGATCTGTGTCCTTCTGCGTCATCATCTGATGTCAATCCGTGGATCTTGAAGATTCCCTGGCATATTCTCTCTCCCGGTGCGATGTCAATGATTTTTCTATTAGTGTTTTTTAATGCCAGAAGAATGTCGCCGCCGTTTTCGCCCTGGAAGTAGTCCGCGTCGATGATCTCGACCTGATTGATGATGTTCAATCCTCTCTTGATCGCAAGACTTGACCTCACAAACACTTCTAAATGCCATGTTTCCAGCTCTTCGTCGCTGAACACTGCGCGGATCCCCGACGGGATCACGGCCTGCTGCCCAGGCTCAAGCATTATCCTGACCGGTGTAACGAAATCATATCCCGCGGATCCGGCTGTCTGCCTTTTCGGCAGCGTTACCCTGTCATAAAATCGCTTGTACAGCATCTTGCTCATTTCAGGCATCCACTTTTCTATATCAGCCGCGAACTGGTCGTAGCTTACTTTCTCAAATCTCATCGCCGTTGCTCCCTTCTCTGAATCTTCTGTTCTCTTCATGCAGTTTCGCTGCCGCCTGCGCGATCACTTCCGTCTCTCTTCTCAGCTTTTCGTTCTCTCTTTCGACTGCGTTCGCGTGATCCAGCGTCAGCCGTGTGATCTCTTCGATCTTCTCATAGCATTCCGACACATCCTTTTCCTGTTCGATCCTCGCTACCAGCTGTTCCAGTACGACTTTGAGCTGCTCGTTCTGGATGTTCCCTGTCGTCTGTATCGTGTCCAGCTGTTTCAGCATGATCTTCTTCTGATTCTTCCAGATCGTGTACTGCTCACCGCGTAGCTTCTGAATCTTTTCATGCAGCACAGTCCCTACTACGATCTGCATCGTTATCGATGCCAGCTGTGCGCAAATGATAAATGCTATTGCTAATCCCATCTGTCTTTTTCCATCCTTTCCTGTCCTTCCACCCATAACGGGCATGACCTGTGTTCTCTTCTGCATCTGTCCGGACATTTTTCTTCCGGACAGTCTGCGCAGCATCTCGACGGCTTATCTCCGTTGCAGTCGTTAATCGGACAAAATTTCATTCATGCTCCCTTCCAGCACAGGACTGTGCTCAGCATTCAGCCACTGTTCCCAGGCTTCTTCGTCATTCCGTCCCGTGTATTTGCAGTCTTCTACTTCGCATCTGTCCCGATCCGGACAGATGTCGCAGAAGTTGACCATCTCAGCGCCGAAGGCCGTCAGGAACTTCGCCATCTTCTTTGCGTTCAGTGTCCTTAGATAATCCAGGTTCTTCATACTCCCCCTTTCCCGGCGGCCCACGCTACCGCCGTTTTGTATTTTTAAAATCAGAGATTCAAAGAATAACATGAGCATTTGTTATCAATGTGTTATGCGTGGATTGTTAGCTACAAATAGCTTTTTCCGATGATCTGCACGAATTCTTCGCGCGTGTGCGTCTTCTCGAATTCCGCCTGGCACGCCTGTTGAAGGATCCTGCATGTAAGGCTGTTCTTGTGGACCGCGTTCGGTCCTGTCCTGTGATGGAAGACACAAAGTGCCGTCTTAAATCCATATTCTTCCGACTTCGCCCTGTTCGGCCCGAAGAAAATGTGATGTTCTTCCGTCACCTTCGGCCGGTCATCGTCATACAGATGTCTGCACAGCCAGCATCCGCCGTATGTTGGCATGATGCTTTTTCCGTGATGCTGTGTCTTCTTCTTTTTCTGCGTCTTTGGAAAAAGCATCTCATCCATAACTGATATTCTCCATCGTGCTTTTCTGCTCGACCGTGATGCAAAGCCCTTTCTTCTTCATTTTCAGGCCCAGCGTCTTTCCTTCTTCCTGTTTCACTCTGATCGACATGATCTTTCCATTCACGATCATCTGTCCCGCTTCCATCAGCATCTCTTTGATGTCCTGCTTATCGTCGCCGAATACCGTTTCGAGGTCCTGCCCGAACACTTCCAATGTTGACAGCTTCCACGCATAGATCTCCGCCCCCTCGCATTTACATTTCCTTGTGGCCAGCTCATTCAGCATCGCTTCCGGCGTATCCGGATCTGCTTCCACCGTGATGTACTGGCCGCAAAATCTGCAGCATCCTGTCATCGTCTCGATCTCCTTTCTTTTTTCTATCGCTTCGGGTCCCCCCGTCAGCTTCTCTCTCAGTGTCCGCAGCCTGTCTTGCGCCATTTTGGCGCCCGCTTCGTTTCCGCACATTTGGCAGACATTCAGCGTCTCTTCTGACTCTTTAATCCTCTGTCTGATCATTTCGTCCGTCATACTGCCCTGTCTTCCGCCCTTTCCATCTGTTGATCCATATAGTTCATGTACTTGTGAATGTCGAAGATCATCTCCACCTTCCATCTTCTGGCCATGTACGTCTGGTTGTACAGCTTCTGCCATTGGTCCCTGTTCTGGATTTCCTTCCCGCGCTTGTTCCGCCATGCGTTCATCTGCCATCTGTCCGGAAGGCTCTTGTTGAAGTCTGCGACGATTCCCCTGTCCGGCATATGGATAGTGATCTCACACGGGACCGACGGATTGAACCTGTCCAGCGCCGCGTTCACCGCGATCAGGAACGCCCGCTGCCACGACGCTTCGACGATCGTATAGTCTTCTTTGCTGTATTCTCTCTTCTCGGCTGTGATCAGGTAGCCGATCGTCCGGTCCTGGACTTTCGGCGCTTTGCTCGACAGTGAGATATATATGTGTGTGTGCATTGTAGTCTCCATTCCTTTGGCGGCCGTGGCGGGCCTGCGAATTTGTAGCGTCTGTATCGATAGCCTTCTTCGTTGACTCCTTCAAAATATGATTCTTTGATCAAGTAGAATCCTTTAGGCGGCCGCGGCTTGTCGGTCATCTTCCAGCCGCTTATGACCTTTTCTTCTGCTTTCGGTATTTCAAGATTGCGCGAATGTGAGAATTTGGCTTCCGTTACCTTGTGTTCGCCAGTCTCTGTGCTTTCCGGCGTTTTGGTGATGTAGGCGCCCAGCTTCTTTCCGCTTCGGATCAGGTCCTTCAGGATCTGGTCATGGACGCCGCCCATTTCGAACCACAGGTCCTTAATCAGTTCTGACGCGCCCTTGATCCTGTTGCAGATCATATGGACGTGCCAGGCGTTCCGCTCTGTGCATTCGATGTTTGCCATCCAGCACAGTTCAAAGCCTTCTTTTCGGTATGCCTTCCGCAATCGGTTGTAGAAGTTCCGGAAGATCTGCTGTGCTTCCTTCATGTCGGCCGGACGTTTGTCTTTTGCAAATGTCAGTGTCCTGACAAGGTCCCCTTCCGTGAAGTTGGCGTGGATCATCCTCTCCGCGTTCTCTTCGCGTCTACGTTGATTCTGTTTCCTTACCGCTGCCGGCGTCGGCTTCGTCTTCGCCTGCCTCTTCTCCCCTGGCGCTCCGTACTTCGCAGAATGGTATTCGACCACATCGATGATGTTGGAATACCGATATTTTTTCTGTTTATACATTTGTAAGATCCTAGAAATAATAATCTTATGGACTTAAAAACGGGCTTCTTTGCCCTTCCTGTGTTGACAAATTCCGCCCGATCCGATACCATTTCTTTGGGAAGATTGGCCTTCGGGCTGCGGCTGGCTTATGTCAGCCGTTTTTTTATTCTGCATTTTTTATAAGTTCTTTCCCTATTTTCTCCAGGTCGATGTCCTTATCATAAATATCCTTTAACCATCCCTGTGTTGCTTTCACTGTCGCATAGACAGCCGCGTTTGCCTGATCCTGTTTGTATTCGTCGTTTCCTTCAATGACACCTGCCTCGCATATCGCAGACATCGCCATCGCCATTTCTGAGATCACTGTTCCCACATCGCCTTCAATCACGATAACTTTGTTGTTCATATCAATCTTGATCATCCTGTCTTCCTTCCTTTACCTTTCTGATCTGGTCCGCTGTGTAGTTGAATCCATACATCAGCCTGTGTTCCATGCTCTGTATCGCTCCCCGGTGATAGCATGACTGCCCGCCGTCTTTCTCTTTCACGGCCTTGTCATACTTCTCCATGTGTTCCAGGAGCGACTTCTCAAAGATCTTCGGGTCGTTGTAATCAAACGTGTCTACCATGTGCCAGCACCCATGCCGCAGCCATCGTCGCGCCGAAGATCAAAAGATAGATCCCGAAATTCATCGGCGTCTCGACTGCGCTGTCGATCGCGGATCCGCAAAAGATCATCCCGATTGTTAATGCACATCCTTCTAATGTCTTCATATTCTCCCTTCTTTCTCAAATATCCGTTTCCATCTCTGGACCGTTCTTCGCGTTATGTTCAGGTCTTTGGCTGTCTGTGTGACTGTCTTACCGGTTTTCAGTTCCTTCAGGATGTCTTCCTGGTCGACCTTGTTGTATTTGTTCCTTTTCTCGATCAGTCCGCGTGTCTGCAGCTGATAGATCGCCGCGAAGGTTTTTGACACGTCCATTCCGATTGCTTCGGCGATCTCTTTTCCCTGCTTTCCCGCCTTCCACATCTCGACTACCTTTTTGCGCTGTGCCTTTGTCAATGCTGTCTGCACTCTCGGCCTTTTCTTGTTATCGCTGTTCTCGATTTCTTCCCGCGCCTTCCGGATCATCTGTTCTTTCCGCACAGCTCTCAATACCTCTGCGTCTTCCCGCGGATCCGCGATCCGTTTCGAATGCGTCGCTGCCGGCGCAGGCGGAAGCTTGATGTTTTTGATTGAGCATCGCAATGTCTTTCTTCCTTTCCTTCTTGTACTGCTTTACTGTTATGAATGATGCACATCGGCCGCGTTGTTCAAAACACTCAGCCTTATGCATGCATTTGTCACATGCGCTCATTTGTTTCTTACCAGTTTTACAATCTGTTCATCCGTCATGCCGGCCACACTGGACATCACTCTAATTTCGCCCAGCGTGATCGTGTCCGGCCGCTTCATCCGTCTGTCAAATGTCGCCGACTGGATTCCGCAGTGTTTCATGAATTTTTGTTTGTCCAGGCCCACCATTAAAGCGGCGCCCAGAATGAATTTTTTCTTATCAATCTATTACCCCGCTTCCGGCGGATGCGATCCTTAATCAATGGACCGCTTCCGCCTGGTAGAAATAATTCAGTGGGACCCCGAACAGGTCCGCGATCTTCATCATCTTCTCTGCCTTAGGATTGCTTCGTCCCGCTTTCCAATCTGAGAATGTAGACTTCGGAATCCCCGTCGCTTTCGCGACTTCGGCGTCCTTCATCCCTTTTGCATCTCTCAGCGCTACATATTTTGCGTACATCCAATCTCCTTTCTGTTTTTATTGCTTTTGGTTCGGATTTCCGTTATACTTGAATTGCAGATATAAGTATAAAGGTATTGTTTGTTCTGTTTTCTGTACCGTGATAGGTACATTGTATAAAGATTTCCGTACTTTGTCAATACTTTTAGTTGTGTTTTCTCTACTTTTTTCAGTGGGATTTGCTTGTATCTGTGGCAAATTGTTTATCAGTTTTCAAATTGTTACAAGTCTTAACCCTTTCTTTTTTAAATAAAATCACTCATTGAGTGATTTTATTATTGACATATCACCCAATGAGTGATATTATAATTACATAAGGAACAGGAAAACAAAAGCCCGGTTGCCGGGGCGTACAGTTCGGCAACAGCTACCTCTAGAGGCTGAATACTAAAGGAGCACCGCTAACGGCTACCAAGTAAACAGCCACTTAATAAGGAGGATATGGAAATGAAGAGATTTGAGATTTGGGCAACATTTGATAACGGAATGACCGCAAAGGTTGAGACACACAAGCGAATGAAAAGCGCTGAACTCGCAGTCGATGCGATGAATTTCAAAAACCTCAACGATGTTGCTCAGGGTTACGGATTCCCTTACGGAGTCCCCACCTACTCCATCAAGACAATCGTTAAGTAATCACCACACCCGACCGGCGGCGGGTAATCCGCCGGAGTAGGTTAGAATATGAAACGTTACTCATTACATTATGAATCGGACGAACATAACCCGTTTAGTAATATCGGAGAATACGAGCACATTTACGGGAACGCGAGCACAATCAAAACCGCTAAACAGTACATAAGCCGCGTAAGAAAAACCGAGGCTCGGCATAATCCGAGAAACTTTAGAATTTACGACCATTTTGCAGACGTCGATCCTTCAACGGATTACGTACCTTGTGTTTATCACGAAGATTAAGGAAGGAGAACAGCGATGGCAAAAAGAGTAGCAGACATGACCATCACAGAATACAGGATAAACAAAAGGGGATGCGAGTGCTTTAGATCCAGGGAGTGGAAATATATACAGAAGAAGATGGCGGATCTGAAATCAGTGAAGCCCGGATGCAAATTTACCATTCAGCGCAGATCTGCCCGCAAAGAGAAAGACGGTTTTCTTGAGAGAGACTATATGGGCCGCATTAATTGGACACCGTGGCGTGATTTATAAGAAAGGAGAACAACATGAAGTACAGAAACAGAGACACAGGCGCAACATTTACCGCAGAAGAACTCAAGGTCGCATATGATCAGTTCAAGCATGAGATGAACTTCGGCAGCTTTGATGAATTCGTTGAAGAATTCGAAATAGTTGATACGATGGAGTTTGATGACTACGGGATTGCCGAATATGTATCTCCCGAAGAGTTTTACACCGACGGATGGAGCATCGCCGGCAGGGCAACAGGAAGTGATGGTGAAGAATATGACATCCTTCTGAGTCTCGACAAAACAACATATGGATATTCCAATATTTGAAAGGGAAAATGACATGAAAACAGAATATGCAATCTTAGATGTGCCTTACAATTACGAATTTGAAAATGATGACGTTGATCACCGCCTCTTTATTGCTCACGACATGGAGACGATCAATGCGGAGCTGATCCGGATCGGTGCGAAAGATACTGAATATTGTGTCGAGATCTACAGAGTTGATGATGATGGCGACTTCTACGACGGCTCAGACTTCGACACACCTTCCAACTTCCGGAAGCGCACAGCGGTTGAAAGATCTGTCAAGGATATCTGCAGGATGGCCGGGATGACTCAGACAGCCATGGCCGACTATTTCAGCGTCCCCCAGAGGACTTTTGGAAACTGGTGTACAAGCGCCCGTGAGTGCCCTAAGTACACGCGATTGATGATGCAGGAGATCTTGGGGTTGTTCAGAAGAGAGGTGAATTAATCATGAAAGAATGGGTTGTTACTTTCTTGAATGAAGACACGCGAAAAATCGGTTTTGATTTGTTTTCCGGTGCCGATGAGGCGGAAGCAAAAAGGTCATTCAGAGCATGTTACCGTCACCACAATTACAGGATCCTGTCATGTGTCGAGACGTTCCGCACTGAATACTATAGTTGATAAGAGGTCGGGTTTTACCCCGACCTCTTTTATGTGAAAAAGATATGCTAGCAGAAATTCTTTTTCTCATAATTAATAATTCACATTTTCTTAACCTTATTCAGCTGGATCCAGCCTGCGCCGCTCTTCAAGCGCCCGTATCCGCTCTTTTCTTCGACGATCGTATAGATGCCTTTCGGGCATGTTTTGACCTTTGTTCCGGCCGGCGTCTTCAGGATCGGGATCTGAGTATTGACTTTGACTGTATACGGTGTTTTGGCGGCTGCTTCTGTGTCCTGTGCCTTATACGTTGTATTATAACGCGTCAGGCCGTACTGTTCCACCAGCCTGCAGAGCTTTTCTACATAGTCCGGCGCTGTCGCGTATCCGCCCGCTTTGATGATCTGCGCGGCCTTTCTGTAGTCCGTGCATCCCACCAGTCCTTTATATCTCAGCGCGGATCCGTTCCTGGCGCCTTCCAGATATGCGCTGTGATCATTGACGGAATCCTGCAGCGTCTTATATGCGCGGAAGTCAGCCTGGACCGTTGCAGGTCCTGAAGCATAGACCTCTTTCGTCTGCTTGCTATAGACGCTCTTTCCGTCCCATGCCGAATTCGGCCAGGTGTTTCCGGAAAGTGATTTCTTCATGCCGAAGAGATTGTTGGCGTTCTGCGCCAGCTCTGACTTTCCCCATCCTGATTCAAGAATGGCCTGCGCGATCGTGATCGCTGCGCAGATCCCGCGCTGTGCCATGTCTGCTTTTGCCATCGCGCCGATCTTCTCGATGAATTTTTCCTGATCTGTTTTGGCTGCGGGCGCTGCTTCTTTCCGGCCGAATTCTGTGTCATATGTGATCGTCTTCTTGCCGGTCTGCTTCCATGTCACCGTACCGTTTTTGGCATGTCCGTATACAGACGCGTTCAGCATCCAGACAGGGACGCCCGCTTCAATTATCCGCCTGCTTCCGAAGCTTGTGAATTCACAGCTGCCAGGGCCGTTCTTTTCGTTGTTTGCTTCGATGCACATGACGACGCCGCGCTTTTTCATGCTCTGGGCGTAAGTCTTGCCGGCGCCGTTGCCGTGATGTTCTGAATCAACGACTTCTACATCTTCGTCTTTAAAATATTCAAGCATGTCGGCGCCTGACTTCGGTCCGTCGGCGCTGTACAGCGTTCCAAGCTCATAGTTATAAATCGCTAGCGATCCGTGATTCATGTATCCGTAAGCCTGGCCGTTGTCCTGGTCGCCGAAGGATGTCGGCTGCTTTCTGTAGAATTTAAAATTCATCTGGCCGACAGATAATTTGTCGCCGGTGACGACATAGCGGATCTTTGCACCGGCAGCCTTTACCTTGCTGATCAGCTTCTGCAGATATGCTTTGTCATCACGGACGCTTCGCGCATTCTCGCTTCCAGATCCTGCCAGCTTCAGGCTGTCCGGGTCGTAGCATACAAACATGTCCATGGTCAGGCCTTTTTCTTTCATCATCCTGAAGAAGCCGCCAATGTGGTCCATGTGTGCATGGCTGCCGATCGCTGTGTAATGCGTTACGTCATGCTTTTTCATGTATTTGATCAGCTTCTCACACGGCACGCTGTTTTCGACATACGCATCATATACAACACAGTTTCCGTTTTCATCGATGAACACTGTTCCGGATCCGCGCCGGTCATCCGGTGAAGTCTTTCTGGACCAGCACGGCCAATAGTTGAAGATCTCAGGATCTTTGACGGCCTTCTTTTCGGGTCTGTACACTTCAATGCCGTTCCAGTCAAAAACGCCGTATGTGCCGTTCCATTTGTCCGCTTCCGCCCTTGCGTTCGCGATGATGCTGTACGCGCCTTTCTGTGATTCCGCGTCTTCCCACGTTTTACGGACGCGATAATACTGTGCCAGCTCTACAGCTGCCTGCGTCGACGCGGATTCGGACAGCTTCGCAGTCACTTTGCCTGCCAGATCTCCCATGCGCGCCATCATCCAGTCGCCAGGGCATGCCTTGTTTGCGAACCATCTGTGTACAGTCAGCAGCATCTCTCCGGCTTTAGGCTCATAGGCAAGCGCTTTGCTCTTACTGTCGATCCAGATCAGCTTTGTTTTTCCGTTTCTCCTGCAGATGTCGACGCACAGGTCGATCAATTTGTTGTAGACCTTGCTGTTAAAAGCATATGGGCTTGTCAGGTCGCTTGCGCATTCGATCGTCACGGCGCGCTGGTCATTGGCATTGCTGGATGAACACCAGGAACGCATGCTTTCGTCCACGATCAGCGCCACACGGCCGTCTGTTCCGATCGCATAGTTACAGCTGGCTTTATATGACGCATTCGCGAATATCGCGCCCAGTCTTTCGACTGACAGCTGACCTACTGCGCAATGCGGCGTGATCCGGTCGATGCTGTGATCTCTTTTTCCACTGTTGTTCGGGCTGAGTTTTTTATAATTTACTAAGGAAGAATTGCTCATCTTTTTTCTCCATATAAAAAGAAAAGGCCCGAAGGCCTTTTCTGATCTATCATTCCTCTACTTCGGGAATTCCCGCAAGTGATGTGAGAAGCGAAACGATTCCCGCAAGTGCTGCTCCTGATGCGACGCCTACCCAATTCACTTCCGTGATCCCGATCGCGTTTGTTCCGATCAGCGCCACAGCTGTCTGCGCGACAGTCTTGATCGCTCTCACGCCGGCAGCCTTGATCCAATTCTTCCAATATCCCTCACGCATCTTTATCCATCCTTTCTGCTTCAGAAGCTGATATGATTTTTAACTGTTTGCATTTCTCAACGATCGCCTGGGCTGTTCCGTTCCCGCCTAATTCTGCGTAAGGCTTGTACAGATATTTTTCCAGGTCTTCCAGCTCGTCTGTTGTTATCCCGCCTCGCTGGATGTATCTTTCGGCTGTGTGAAAGATCTCAGCATGGCCGATCCCCAGAAGCATCCTGTCCCTTGCGCTCGTCGCTTTGCTTTTACTCTGCAGATATGCCCACAGGCCGTTTGAACTCAGCACAGCGATCACAACTGCAACAATTGTCTGCATTAATGATTCCAATGTTTTTTCCCTCATCAGAAAGGGCGCCCTGTTCAGGCGCCCTGGTTGATCTTCACTCTTTTTCATCGTCCTTTACTTCTTCATCAAGGACGACCGTATAACTGTACTGATTGCGGATGACATTCTTTGCATCAACTCCATGTCTTTCTGCCAGGATTGCTTTAATGTCGTCTGCGTCGTAGTGGATCGCATGTTTCATAATTCATCCTCTGCCAGAAGCTCTTCAACCTTCTTCCGCCACAGCTTCGGGACCTCTTCCAGCGTCATTTCTCCATTTTTGATTTTTCTTACATAGATCTTCGCCATCGTTTATTCTCCTTCCGCAATCATTCCTGCCAGCTCAACAAGTGCATCTTCCTGTTCCTTCATTCGATCTTCGAAATTCTCGTAGATCTCATATTCTGCTTCTGACATCTGCCATTCGCTGTATTCCCAGTGCGCGTTTTCATCTTCTGTCGCCTGCACAAACAGAAAGTCTTTTCTGATGATGACCTGGCTTCCGGATCTCTCCATCTTTTCCGGCTTTTTAGCTTCGCTGTTTTTGGATCTTGCCCACATAGCTGATTACTCTCCTTGCTTCTTTGATATTGACATATGGCAGGATGCATTCCTGCATGAACCTTCGCGCGTCGCTATGCTTCGCCCATCCGATCCTTGATATTATCGACTGCGCCTGATGCACTGTGTAATATCCTGCTTTATACATCTTTCTTGCCAGTCTTTTGGCTGACAGATATATGCCGTCTCTAAGGATCGTCGCGTCCTGGCAGAATTTGTATCCGCCAATGTCCAGCCAATATGTTCCTTTTATCAACTTCCCGCTGTCCTTGTCGTGCTTTCCGATCCGCTTGATCTCCCAGCATGGCTTTATCTCTAATCCGTAATTAATTTTGAGATATTCCTTTATCTGTTTGACTGCTTTCTTCAGATCGGTCTTGCTCGTTCCGAACAGCAGGATGTCATCAACGTATCTGAGATGATGTGTTACATATTTGATCCGCTTCCCGCGTCTGATCTTGAAAAGATTTTGCTCGATGTACCAGTCAAGCTTTTCCAGATACAGATTTGCAAACCATGGCGATGTGTAGAATCCCACTGGACAGGCCGAAGGCGCTGCGTCTATGATCTGGTCGAACGCCCACAGCGAAGCTTTGTCCTTGATCTTCGTCCTTAGTACCGCTTTCAGCTTGTTTCTGTCTATATTGTCGAAAAACTTCCTTATATCCAGCTTCACGAAGTAGCGCAGCTGTCGATCATTCCTGATCCAGTGAGTTATCGTCTTTCTAAGAAATTCGATTCCTCTTTCCGGCACAGATCCGCAGCAATACGGATGCATCCCTTTTGTGAACGCTTTCATATTTGCCTGCATCAGCATGTGTGCCACTATGTGATCGTCCAAGCACGGGATGTAAAGATCTCTCCACTTTCCTTTGCTGGAAGCGCGATTCCTGCAGAACTGCCTTCTGTGCCGTGGTGATTTGTGTCTCCACTTCTTTTTCTTCAAGATCCAGCATAGCTTTTTGGCATATATCTTACCTTTGTCCGGATCGATCTTGTGATACAGTTCCGGATGCGCTTTCACTTTTTCTTTGTCGTAAAGAAGCTTCTGTACCTCTCTTTTCCCGCGTTTGTACTTTGTCCCGTCCACGATCGCCGCGAACGCGTTGTCTTCATCTGTAGCCACTTTCCATGTATCTCTGATACGTTTCATACTTTGCTTGTATCCTACGTCTTTTCGGTTTCCCTACTAAGCCGTCCCAGTCGATATATTTCAGATCCGTAGATCCAAGGAAAACTCTGCGCCCGTCTGTTTGACGGTTATAGTGATTAATAAATAGGGCGCGTGCCGGTCAGGACACGCGCCGACTGGATGGATATCCAAAGGGCGCCACCATAATTCGCGTTCGCATTCGAAGGCGCGTTATTCGCATTCAGGTTCACGTTGCCGTTGTTCCAATTCCCGCCGAAGCGGACGGCACGGACCGCGTTCGAATTAACGAGGTTGGCGTAAACTGCGCGCTGAGAATCCCTTTTAATTACAGTTACATATAATGAGGGGAAAGCCCCTCTTGCCCTTCGGGCAATTCACCCCTGATCACTGGGCGAAGCAAAGGGCGCCACCATAATTCGCGTACGCAAACGAAGGCGCGTTATTCGCATTCAGGTACACGTTGCCGTTGTACCAATGCCCGCCGAAGCGGACGGCACGGACCGCGTTCGAATTAACGAGGTAGGCGTAAACTGCAGCATATGTTGACGCGCTGCCGTCCGTCACCTGTACAGGAATCCAGATGTCCGGATAATCAGCAGAATACTGCTTGCTCTTGATCCATCCGTTCAGATAGTCTTCGTGGCTTGTTTCGATGTCCAGTTTTTCATAATTTTCGCCGGGAAGCGAAATGTTGTTTCCAGGCGTCGTGATCTTTGACGGATCAGGCAGGTAATACCATTCAAGTTTGTAATCATCGTCGCCGGTCCCGACGCGCTTGTTAAACAGGTCCACGTATGTCTGATACTGGTTGCCATGTGTGTTTTCACGCCATCTGTACTTCATCGGATAATATCCTGATGTGTTTGACACAGGTGATCCGGAAGGCGTCGAAACGCCGTTGCACGCACCTGTTCTGTACGGACGCGCCGCCAGGTTGTATGTCGTGGATGTATCATATTCGAAGTAGCCTTTGCCCAGGTCCTGGACTTCGATCAGCTGATGTGTTCCTGAAGCGTCAGCGTTTCCGTTTTCATCGCATCTCACGATCGACAGGATCTTGTGTGTCGCCTTATAAGACGCCTTCGTGTGATCAGCTGTCCCGTCATAAATGCAGATATACTCACCGACTACGCGGCTTGCATAGTAGTTGTTTGTCAGTACATGTGTCGTGTCCTGGAATACTACTGTGTCCGCATTGTCAGATCTGAGCGACAGGCATCCCTTCATCACTGCTGTCGGAACCTGCTGTGCGAATTCGACTGTCTGCAGCGCCCATTCGTAGAATTCGACTGCTGCCGGCTGGATCATCGCAAGGCCCGCCACATCTGCGTTGTCATAAGTTCTTGCCGTTGTGAACAGTCCTGCATAGTCTCCCTGTTCATTGTCCAGATCAGGAAGTGACACAGCATGCCCGTTCTTCGTCGCCAGCGCATATGCGGGCAGGTAAACATATTCCATAGTCTCTTCCGCGTTGTGGTTATGGCAGAAGATGTCGAAAGGCTTCCAGCCTGCATAATGATGTGCAGATACGCCCAGAATTCCGTCCTTCATGTAGTAAAATGCACGCGGGCATTCGACTGCGACATAGTCGCCCATTGTGCCGTCTTCTGCGTAATTTTCATCTCCGTAATATGCTTCAACCACGAAGTGCGCGCGGCCGTCTCTCACTGTCCAGTGACCGACGCATTTTCTTCTATTAAAAGGCGCGACGTCGTCAAAGTTATTGACTACGTTCGCGTTGTTTCCATCCGTTCCCACCTGGGCCGTCATTCCAACTGCGTCCCAGATCCTTGTCAGCTGTGATGCTGCCTGTCCGATGCCGGAAACTCCGTATCTGTGCAGACCTTCCGCGTTTTCGATCTCTGCCACTCGCTGTTCGACGCTGTCGATCACCTCGCTCATGTCGACCGCCGTCCAATGTGCCGGCGTCCAGTTTTCAGCCTGCTCGATCGCAGTGTTGCACATATACAGCTGTCCGCTATATGCCACAAGATCGCCCACGCTGTATGTCGCTGCATTGCTGTATGCAGGCGCCATGTTCAGCGCGGATGCCTGGCAGATCGCGCTTCTAAGCATTGCATAAGGGAGCTTTCTTGTTCCGGATCCGTTCGTGCTGTCCGTCACGAAATTCATGTCGTCGCCCACTTCTGTGGCCTGCGGCAGATTAACGATTCTTCTTCTCTCTGTGTTGTCCATTGTTCGATTTCCTTTCTTTATACAAGGATTTCAAAATCTTCACTAGTTACAATTATCGCGTCGTCATCCGTTGCCAGGATGATCGGCAGGATTGTGTCCGGCGTATTTACTTCCGCGAAGAAGCTTTCCGCCGTCGTTATCTTGTTGACAGATGTATCGACGTTGATCGCGCTCGACTGCTTTCCGGTCCTCATGAATTTGTAGATCGTCGAGATGCCAGTATATGTCAGTTCCTGACCATTTGCATCTGTTCCGTCGTCCTTCGTCGCGGACGTTGTGCCTGGGATCGAGAATTTGCCTTTCAGTCTCCAAACAAGGACCTTCGTTCCGTCTGTCTTGTCTGTGATGTACCCGAAGGCAAAATACTTCGGTGTGGGTTCCTGCTCTACAAGCATGCCATTTTCTTCGTCGTAGAACTGACCTGTGATGTCCGCAAGGACGTCAAGCGGGATGCCGGATGTATTGATCGTTATTTCATCAGCCCCCACTGAGTCGACCACGATCGCCGCTATGTTGTCGTAAAAATGCACTTCGTGTGCGCTTTCCGTCGTCTTTCCGATCTCAGACACACCAGTCAGATCTTTGACTGCGCCTGTCACAAATTCTTCCGCTGTATCAGATGTGATCTCTGCATATACGGCGTTAGAAACGCCGCGATACTCAAAATATGTCTTAGGCATTGTATTTTCTCCTTACATTCCGATCCTCCTTCTAGGCTGAGATATATTCGTCTTCGTTCGTTACTAGCGCGGCGCCGTTATTAGTCTCCAGGACGATCGATCCGATCTTTGACTTAGTCGCGTTGATAACGATAACCGTTCCGACTTTCAATGCCATTGGCGTTACTGTTACGACTCCATTTGCTATTGTCAGGCTGTAATCACCCCCCTCTATACCGATCAGACCGTTAATAAATACATCAATGACATCGCCGTCCGAATAGCTGTATCCTGTCATGTCCAGCTCGATCGGCGTCGATGTGCCTGTTGATAACGTTACAACTTTCTGATATCTCTGGATGTATGTATTGACTGACAGCTGCTGTGTAAGCGCCGCGAACCATTCGTTGAATTCTGTCTGGATCGACCGCTGCCACGCCAGCTGCTGCGCGTAGTTCTGTTCGAATGCTGCCTGATACTGTGCGAACAACTGTGATGTGTCCACCTGCTGCACGACGCCTGTCACCCATCCGCACAGATCGCTTGACCTCATATCCGTGATATTGGCCTGCGTGATCGTCGATGCATTGGCGCCGACATATACATACGCCAGGCACAGCTCTGTAATCTGGCCGTCATCAGTCATTGACGGCTTTTCCGGATTGGATGCCGGTGTGCCATCTTTTGCCACAATCGAGATCGACCGGCTGCCCCTGTCCAGCCTGATCACGATTGCCGTGTATCTGGGCAGTAGCACATGTGCTGTCGTCAGCGTGATGGCCTGCGCAGCGTCGTTCTTGATCCATTTGCAGTCAATGATCGCCCGGCCTGACTGGACATTGACAGCCAGGCCTTCGCCGGCCGTGACCTGCATCGCGCTCCCCACGCTCTCATAGACTCCATTCGATACAAGGCCGTCAAAATACTCTGACATCTGATCAGCGTTATATGTGCGGTCCTGGTTGATGGAGTTGAAAAATCCATATGATATAGCCATTAACTTGCTCCTTCCACTGCTTCAAATGTCGGGACGATACTTTGGCCATTTTCATCGATCGCGAAGATCAATTCGGTGATCCGGCATGTCGAATTGATCCCGTATTTGTTCTTGATCGTGACTATGTCGCCCAGAAAGTAATCACGGTTCAATACAAACATCTTATTGTCAATCGTCTTGCCTTCGTATTTGATCGCACTCGCGGCCGCTGCCAGCTGTTCGTATCCGTATGTCTTCAGCAGCTCTTCATATTGCTCTTCTGTGATGATCTCGCCGTTACTGCTGACGGAATCACCATCAATGTATCTTTCGATCCTGTCCAGGCCCGAAGCTGTTCCAACTGTCGCCGTCCTTTGGTCGATGCCTTCGCCTTCTCCGCCGATCAGCGCCGCGTTGAAGTAGTCTTCGCCGTTTTCGTCCAGGCTTGCTTCCGCCAGGTTGTCATATTCAGGCGAAAAAACGACCGGATCCACAGCTGACTGATCCACAGATCTGTCAGTGCCTTTGATCAGTTCAAAAACGAATTTCCCGTTTTTAATCGACACATCCCAGCCGATCCCGTATGTTTTGCCCACATCTTCAAGCCATTCAGCGATGTTCTGGCCGAATAACTGTGTTTCCCACGTTTCTGTGATCCCCACAGAATCTGCCAGTATAAAATTCGCTATCTGGCGTTCTGGCAAGTCCGGCGAAATAATGTTTTCGGTGATCACCTTCCTGATTCCGTCTTCCACAGTTCCGGAAAGATTCGTCTGCTGCCATACGATCCGCTGTCCGGTGATGTGCTTCAGGCCCTTTCCGGTCAGCGTAATAAGCCATCCTTTTTCCGCGTCCCAGATGATCTTCCGCCCTTCTATCTTCATGACGTTCCGGAAGCCATCCTCTACAACATCGAAGTCCCTGACAAGATATTTGCCGCGCGTCAGCAGATTCACGTTTTTGGCTGTTCCATGGACGACCATCTGGAAGTCGCCGTTTCCGAAGAACTGCATGTTCCAGATGATGCTTTCATAGTCTTCGACTATGTCTTCTTTCTGCATCCCGTTTAATACATAGATATCCATAGTCAAACGCCCTCAAACTGCCCGATCACCGTGAACACAGCCTTCATGTATTCCGCGCCTGAATCCGCGGCGATCGTGAAGATGTTGTCGCCCGGCTGCAGGCTGAACCAGTCTGACCCGTATCTGAGTTTTCCGACGACGCTTGTCGTCACTCCGTCGCTTGTCAGCGTCACCGCTTTGCTTCCGGTCCTTGTGTCGATGCTGATCAGGTCGCCCGCTGCCAGCGTCATGTCCAGGATCATGCTGTCGCCTGTTTCCACGTTGAAGATCTTCGGATTGACGACTGTTCCGGTCGCCCTGATGCTGATTTGCACGCCTGTTTCCAGGTCGCCGTCGTTCTTGATCGACTTTTCCGTGTTTGCGATGATCTCCGAAAAAGGAATCCCCGCGGCTTCGATCGAAAACGGGAATTCAAATAAGTTTTCGATGCTCGACATATCCTGCACGTCAGCCATGACCTCATTGAAGTTGGGCTGCGGGCAAAAGATCGTGATCTGCGCGACCTGCTTGATGTCAAAAAACGAAATTGCAACTACGCGCGTGTATCCGTCGATGTAGACATTCCTTGTCGCGTTTCTGTAGTAGATTCTGACAGGGAATTTACTTTTGAAATATTTGTAAAGATTGATCCTGTTTTCTTCCGCCGGTCCTTCAATCGCAAGAGTGATCGTGATGACACGATCACTCATATATGCGCTGTTGTAGACGCTGCCATCTAATCCCGCGTTGTGCGTCGTGTTGATGACTGCTTCCGGCGGATCCAGCCCGTCGATCGACTTGATGCTGTACGCATCGTTATGTGTCAGCTCCAACTGCTGTCCGTATTGATTCCTTGCTATTAATGTAAACATATCAGGCCCCCTTACGCGAACGCCCTGACCATGGCGATCTGCTGTCTGCGTGCCTGATATGTTTCAAGCGCGCTCAATGCCTTCGGCGACGTATTGTTCTGGACCAGGTTGTAGTTATTCACTACGTTCGATGTTCTCGCGCCTGCTGCCACAGGATAACCGTTCACCGACTGCCGGATGCCCGGAAGATCTGCTCCCAGTCCGCTGATCGGCGACGCGATATCACCTGTGATCTTCTTTACCGTGTTCTGGATCCGTCTGACCATGGACAGCAGTCCATCGTCAAATCCTTCACCGGTCAGCGCTCCCAGTCCGAATGTCAGCCTTGAAGGACTGTGTATCTGCAATTTTTCTTTGAATGTCTTGACCATCGCATTGACGAATGTTTTGACATTCGCATCCATGTAATCCGTGTTCTTCGTCAGTCCGTCCACGAATCCGCGCATCGCCTGTTCGCCCAGGTCTTTCATCTGGTCGTTGATGCCTGCAAGCGCTTCTTCGATCTCTGACTGGTAAGTCTTACCAAGGTCTTCGAAGTCTGCCTGATAGATGCTGTCGCTTGCTTCGCGCGCCGCTTCCAGCTTCGCTGTGTAAGCGTCGTTATATGCAGCCAGGTCTTCCGCGCTCATCGACAGGAGCCTGTCGATGTATGCGGCGCCTTCCTTGACATTGAATGTCGTGATCTCATTGAAAAGATCTTTGGATACCTTCTCGCGGATCCGTGCCAGCCTGTCCGAATAATCCCTGATCTGCTGCGTCTGCTTCTGCAGGTCATTGATCGTCATGACTCCCGCACCGCTTACGTCGAAAGTGTTTCCGACTTCCAGCAGTTTGTTCGTCAGCTCTTCCTGCTTTGCTGTAAGGTCGTCATATGCTGTCGTATATCGGTCAGTGATGCCCGTGATCGCGTTGTCGACCAAGTTCCGCGCGCTTTCTTCATAGCGCTGCATTGCTTTCTGGAATTCACTGATCATCGAGCTGCTGGCCGTCTGATATGCCGTCTTGTATTTTTCCTGTGTCTTGATGAGTTTCTGATATTTGGCTTCGTTTGCCTTGATCAGCTTTTTCGCGCTTGCTTTTTCAGCATCGATCTGTTTCTTCAAGCGGTTTTTCTGATTTTTGTCAGACGTCTTGTCCCGCTTTTCCTGCAGCTTCGCGACTTTCTTGTCGCTTGCTGCCTGGATCTGTGATGCCTTCTGCTTGCTCTGCGCTTTCAGTTTCGCTATCGCCGAATCAAATTCTGCGATCTTTTTCTGATTCTTGTACTGGATCTTATTGATCATGTACTCAGAGTCGTTCGCGATCGCATCCGCGAATTCCCGGCTTGCCATGCTTCCGACTTCTTCGATGTTGTATCTGGATGCTGTCGAAAGCGCCTTGACGGCTGTCTTTGCCATGCTGACAACTGTCTTTACAAGCTTACCTTCCAAGGAAACGATTCCATTGATAAAGCCCTGCGTGAAGAATCGTCCGGACCTGGCTGTCAGCTTTGAAGGGGATCCTTCTTCCTGTCCTTTTCTCAGTCCAGCCCATGCCTGTCTTGCAAGGTTATATGCTTTGCTCCATGCGGACTGTACCATTGACCCGATGCCATTGATAAAGCCCTGACCAAAATTCTCACCGCTTGAATATGTGCTGACCGACTCAGTTCCGCGCTTCGCGCTTGATGCTATGTTAGATCCTGCAGAATTTGCAGATCCTGTTTTCGCATTGACTCCGCCTGCGAACTGCAGGCCCGTGTATTGGCCTGCTGCGTTCATCTGCCCGCCTGCTGCGTTCGCGCCTTTTGCGGATGCCTGTCCGATCGTCGTTCCTGCTGACTGTGCTTTCTTCGACTGTCCGGAAACACCTTCTGCGTATTTCTTGCCGGTCGTTTCACCGGCTTTCTTGTTGTCGCCGTCTGCGCGCTTTGCACCGGACGCCGCCGCGCTTGCGACTTTTTCGCCTGCTTCTGATGCGGATCCTTCCGCCGATCCTACGCCTTCCGCGTAGTCTGTGCCGGCTGTCTGGCCCGATTCTGCCGCCTGGCTGTCGAGCTTATCCAGTTCTGCGCGTGCCGCTTCCACTAGCTTTCCGGCTTCGTCTACCTGCGCCTGTGTAACATTCGGCATGCCGCTTTCGACGGCTGCCTTCATATTGTCGTAGTTGTTTTCAAAGTTTCTCAGCTGTGTTTCCAGCGTGTCGCGTGTGCCTGTTTCGGCCGTGACCATATTGTTCTGGATATTGGTCAATGCCGTGCTGATCGCGTCTTCCGCTCCCGTCGCGGATGCCTGGGAAAGTGCTTCCCAGTTCTGGATCGTCGAGCTGTATCCTACATAAGCGGATTCAGAATCGCGCAGGCCCTGTTCCGCGGACTCCATCGCTTCCTTCATCGTCTGCTGGCTTTTGATCACTTCCTGGTTGGCCCAGTAGTAATCCGACGCCGTAGACGGTGCTGTTTCCAGCATCTGCTGATAGCGGCCTAAAACATCGCCTGATTCTTCCAGACTCTGTTTGTATGCGTTTTCCGCGTCCGTGTATGTCTTCTGATTCTCTACATAGTTGTTCAGTGCTTCCTGGCGCTTCTGGATCGCTTCTGTATAAGCGTCCTTTGTCGCGTCAAGCGTTGCTTCTGCCTGCTTTTTCAGGATCAAATTGTCGATCGATTCGCCCAGCTTGCCGTTCTTGTCGATCGTCTCTTCGATCTCTGACCGCTCAACGCCCATCGCTTCCGCCAGCTGATTCAGGATGAAGTCCGCGCGGTCTTCATATCCTTCTTTGACGTCTCCATTTGCGTCGATCAGGCCGTTATATTCGTCCTTCAGCTCGCGCATGTAGCCGAATTCAGCGTATGTGCTGCTGATCGCTTCGTCACGCGCGTCTTTCAGGTTGTTATATTCATGCTTCAGAAGCGATGCTGTGTCTATCGCTTCTTTTTCCGCGTCTGACAGTCCGTATTCAGCTTCCATCGCTTCTTCGGACCGTTTCCGCATTGTCACCATCGCGGCGCCCAGCGCCACGACACCAGCCACTACCCATGTCGCCGGCGATGCGAACCATGCAGCATTCAGCGCTACCTGTGCGGCGCCTGCAGCGTCTGTCGTCGTCTTCAGGATTCCGACCTCTGTTCCCAGCTTTGTGATCACCGGTGCGATTGTCTTTGCTGTGGAAACAAAATTGGCGGCTTTGTTCGTCACGAATATTGTTCCCAGCGCCGCGCCGACGCCTTTTGCACCGGATTTTACCGCTTCAGAATTGTCCGCCACATACGCGAACAGATCTGCTACGTCTTTAACTACTTTCCCGACGTCTTCCGCGATCTCTTTCGTATCCAGCGTGTCGATCGTCCGCGAGATCTCACGGATCGACCGCTTGATCTCCGGTGACGCCTTTTCAAAGACGTCAATCATCTTGCCCTGGATATTGGACTGCAGAAGCGTCAGCTGGCCGTTCACATTGTCGTTCATGGTCGCGGCCATCTCAGCGGCTGCGCCTGTTGAATTCTCGACAGCTGATGTCAGCTTGTCGAAGTCATCCGGCGCCGCGTTGACGATCGCAAGCAGACCGGACATTGCTTCCTGTCCTGCGATGTGCTTCGCTGCGGATGTCTGTTCCGCTTTGTCCAGGCCCCTGAAAGCTTTTCTGAGATCTCCGATGACCTCAGACATGTCTTTCATGTTGCCGTCAGCATCTGTCAGCGACAGTCCCAGGCGTTCCATCTCTGTCGCGCATTCTTTGGGCGGCGCTGACAGTCTTGTCAGGATCGACCGAAGCGCAGTGCCTGACTTTTCGCCTTTGATGCCGGCATTGGCCATCAGGCCGATCGCGACTGCAGCATCTTCCATGCTGTAGCCCAGCGCGCCAACAATCGGCGCAACATATTTAAACGTCGCGCCCATCAGCTCGACGTTCGTATTCGCGTTAGACGATGCCGCGGCCATGACGTCTGCAAGCCGTCCTGAATCCTTCGCCGAATATCCCATGGCTGTCAGCGCATCTGTGACGATGTCTGATGCTGACGCAAGATCGGATCCGGAAGCGGCCGCCAGGTTCATGATTCCTTCGATGCCGTTAAGCATGTCGGATGTCTTCCATCCGGCCATTGCCATGTATTCGAAGGCTTCCGCCGATTCCTGGGCCGTGAAGATGGTGCTGCTGCCCATCTCTTTTGCTTTTTCTGACAGCCTGTCCATCTCTTTCGATGTCGCGCCGGATATCGCTTCGACTTTGGACATTTCTGATTCATAGTCTGCCCCGACTTTGAATGTTTCTTTTGCGATGTCTTTCAGTCCAGAAACGACTTTCTTTATCGCGTCCGCAGCCAGATTCGACAGGATGCCTTTCATCACCGTGAATCCTTCGGATGCTCTCGCAGACGAATCCACCGTCTCTTCCAGCGCGTTGTCCAGATCCAGCGTGTCGTCCGCTGTATCGCCTAAAGCGTCGCCATACTTCTTCAGCTGTGCTTCTGTTTTGGCGATCTGCGCTTCCTGGTTATTGATTGCGATCCTTACCCTGTCGGCCGCGGCTGAGTTTTCGCCATATTCGGCCACCGTCGCCGCCAGTTCCTTCTTTTGCAGTTCAAGGATCTTTTGCTGTCCTTCCAGCGTTTTATTTAATTGTTTGAGTTTCGCCTGAAGTCCATCAGCTGATGAACTCCAATCGTCCATTCCGGCAGTCGCTGCCTTGAATTCCGAAGACGCAAGACGCACAGCGCGACTTGCCGCCTGCATCTCTTTTTTCAGCTGCGATATGTCCGCCCGGAATTTGGTCGTGCTTTGCGTGTCTGCCATTTTTCTATCCTTTAAAACCAGTCATCCCCCGCGCGTCGTCTGATCACGCGATTTGGATCCTGTGCTTTTTTCACTTCCGCATGCAGGTCAATGACTTCTGCATATAACTTGATGACATCTGCGTATCTCCGATCGTCTACTGCAAAAGGCGTCAGGCCTGTGAATTCTTTACACAGCTGATAGTTGATCTGGAATAACAATTTGTGAAACGGCGTGTCATCATCGCCGTCGCTCAGTTTTTTGAATCTTTAGGAACTTTCAGAATCTCACTGAAAGAGAACTTTAGAATCTCAACCAGGACAGGCACAAGCTCTTTAAGCTTTACGTTCTCCCAGTCGCCGTATTCCATGGTCGGGAAGCATTTGTCCAGGATCTCGACGATCTGGTCCCATGCGCCGTATACCGTCTTTAGAAGCTCCCCTGTGTCTTCTACGCTGTCGATGTTCAGCAGCTCCATCAGTGACCGGATCGTTCCGAATTTAAGGTCGATCACTTTAGCTTCCGCTACTTTAACGATGTTGTCGTTGTCGTCATAGACGTTGATCTTCATGCTTTAATCCTTTCTGTCAAAAAATCCCCGACACTGTATAGCGTCGGGGATTCGTGCGTTCATCAGTCTGATCAGGATGCTTTGATCGTGTCGGGCGTGTTGACCTTTTCGAAGAATGTCGCGTCGGTCATCGTCTTGTTGACTGATGTGTCGATATTGATCGCGCGTGCCGGCTTTCCTGTCTTCGTGAACTTGTGGACTGTAGAGATGCCTGTGTATGTCAGTTCCTGACCATTCGCATCTGTTCCGGCGTCCTTTGTCGCGGATGTCGTGCCTGGTATCGAGAATTTTCCTTTCAACCTCCAAACAAGGACCTTCGTTCCGTCGGTCTTGTCTGTGATGTAGCCGAAGGCAAAATACTTTGGTGTGGATTCCTGCTCTACCATCATTCCGGTCTGTTCGTCGTAATACTGTCCTGTGATGTCTGCAAGGACATCAAGCGGGATGCCGGATGCGTTTATCGTGATCTCATCAGATCCCACGGAATCGATAACGATCGCAGGAAGGTTGTCATAATAATGTGTCTCATTGGCGCTGTCTGTGGTCTTGCCGATCTCAGACACACCAGTCAGATCTTTGACTACGCCTGTCACAAATTCTTCCGCTGTGTCTGATGTGATCTCTGCATATACGGCGTTTGATACGCCGCGATACTCAAAATATGTCTTAGGCATTTTTTGAATCTCCTTATACTTCCAAATATTGAGCGGTAATCGCTCTGCCTGTGTGTGTCGGTTCGTCGCTTGCCACGTCGAATCCTTTGGATGGGACGACCCATCCGTGATCCTTCAGCAGATCACGGGCGGCGCTGATCATCTGGTATACCAGCGCCGGATCCGTCGCATAGAAGAAAACATTGAAGGCCCATGCCGTTCCGTATGACTTGTTGTCATAATGTGCATGGTCCGGTGAATCCGTGTTCCAGAAAGTAAAAAAAGCATCCGGATAACTTTCCGGCATGCTTCCCTGTCTTCTCGCTGGATATCCTAATGACTCCAATAACTCGATCAAATTATCTTCCATCATCCACCTAACCTTTCATCGATCTCTTCCTGCAGATGTTCTTCGATCTGCTTTATGATCTTCTTTTCGTACTTCCGTCTTCTGAAAATGTCTTCCAGCTTATAGTCTGGACGCATCTTAGGCGTCCCGGTGATCAGCCATCCGCCGGCGCCCGGCTTCGTCTTGTCGAATCCGATCGGGATTTCTCCAACAGACCCCTGCCATTGGACTTTGGCGTCCCTGATCACCGATGCTTCTGTCGCTCCCTGTGAATATTTACCCAGCGCAGGCAGATTCGCATCTGCAAGCGCATCCATGATGTCCCATTCGACTGTCTCTGCAGCCTGTTCCATTGCGTCCTGGAAGATCTCTTTCAGGTCCGCGTTCAGTTCGTCCAGGCGTTCCGCGTATTCCGCGAAATTGCTGAAATCGATCGACAGGCTGTTCTTCCTTTTCGCCACATCAGGCGCCCCCCTTCACGGCGCGGACCTTGAATTTTGCAAATTGATTTCGCATGTCAATATTCTCGACTTCTCCCAGGATCTCATAGACCTTCCCCGTCTCCATAACGCGGATCCTGCAGTCCGACTTGATGTCGGGCCTATACCATGTTTCCACGTATGCCGTATCAATGACTGTGTACAGATCATTGGTCGTCTGTTCGGTCCCGCCGAATGACTTGAAAGAGCAATTAATCCTTTCTTCGTCCGTGAATGTCTTTGTGTCAACGCCTTTGACTTTCGTGTATGTCGGGATCATCAGCATCACCGGCGTCGAGAAAGGCGTCGATGGAACGAATCTTCTACGCATTTTTACCTCACTTGTACGCCAGCTGCGCGGCCCGCTGGTAGAAGTAAGGCGACAGCTTTCCGTCGCCGCCGCCATAATTCCAAAGGTCTGATGTTCCGCGCGTCACCAGTCCCAGCGTGATATTGCCTTCTGCGACGCCCGAATCTTTCAGAAAGTCGATGACTTCATCAAAATACGGACGGATCGTGTCCGTCTGGTAATCCCCTGTGATGCCCATCGCGGTCATCACGTTTTCAAGCGTCACTTCCATTGCCTTACCTCAGAATCCCACCTTCGCGATCGTCACCGCGCCGCTTGCAAGCGTCGCTTTGTACAGCGTGCATCCGTCCGGAACGACCTCAACGCCCGCTGCCGTTACAGCTGTGCCGTTAATGCTGAATCCCTGATAGTCATAGTCGGGGATAAAATAAACGACTGCTGCCGTTACTGCGGAAGCAAAATTGAATGTTTTGACCGGCTCATTGGCGATCACGTTTCCGCTTCCGCTTGTCATATTGAATGTTGCTACATCCGCAGCTTCCACAGCTGTCACAGTTGTTCCTGCCAGCTTCATCATTGTTCCCAGAAGCGTGAGAAGATCACTTCTCATCACCGGAACGATTCTGTCTTTATTGATCATGATTTACTCCTCTCAATTGGTGGCGACAGCCCATTCGGCGTTAACTACCTTCAGGATCTTGCCGTTGTCTTCCACAGTTACTTCCGGAAGTTCATCCGGAATGATGCCAGGCTCCCATTTACCATTCTTGACCATCAGCACTTTGCCGTTGTCGGCCGCGGTGACGGGCGGCAGTGCGCCTGCCGCGATCAGGGCCGCGATCTTCATCAGCATGTCTGCATTTGTGTCTACGCTGGTCACATCATCCGCCTGGCCGCCCAGTGCTTCGTAAATAGCTTTCAGTCCGTCCAGATTTGTAGGCATGATGTACCCCCTTATCCTTTGATGATCTTGTAGAATCCTGTGGGATTCAGGACCTTGCCGTCGACTACGGTCAGCGCCTTGTCGACCCACTCGTTCGTTTCTTCGTCGAAGTATTTGCGCATCGCGAATCCGAAGTTCTCGTTGATCGCGTATTCATTGGGCTGCCAGAAGATGCCTACTACATCACCGGCCTGTGCCGTGTCGAAGTCAGGCAGCACATCAGGCTCGACCAGGCTGATATCACGGCCGAAGAAGCGGCCATTGGGATTTCTGACATCGCCGTCATTGACTTCAAGGCCGGTCGCCTGGCGGAAGATCGGGTTATTGTTGTCATCGGACATAGTCTCCAGATATGACTCGACTGTGGAAAGCGGGAAAATGAATTCGCCTGCTCTGTATCCCAGCGGAAGCTTCGCGAAGAAGTCTTTGCGCCATGCCTTCCAGTTGTTGAGCTGTGCGGCTGTCATGGTGATCGTATTGGTCACGCGTGCATCATTCAGGATGCCCAGCATGCTTCCAACGCCGGAACCATTGACGATTCCCTGATCCATTGCCTGCAGATATGCTACCGCAATAACTTCTGTCAGCTTTGCTTCAAACGCGGAAAGAGTCAGGACTCTGGACAGGAAAGTCTGCGCCAGTCTGATCTCTGCTGCGTTATAGTTGAATGACACAACCCCCAGCTTGTCAGTCTTCTGTCTGGGGCTGACTGTGGACTCACCGATCCACTTGAAGGTCGCCTGAAGGGATCCGATCGGGATACGTACGCCACCGGGTACGTTCAGCTTTCTGACTTTGCTGTAAAGGTTGCCGTATCTCTTTCTTACCGTGTTGATCACTTCGTTCATGACGGTGATCGGGATCGCTACGCCTGTGTCGGCTGTGTTGATCGCTGTCTGTCTCAGCTCAGCAGTTGCTTCGTCGATCGCCGGGCGATATGTGTCCGGAATAGCTGTTCCGCGCATCACATATGCCATGAATGCGCGTCTGTATTCCAGGGACTCAAGCGGTGCTTCCTCAGATCTCTGCTGGGGCTGTGCGCCGTTCTGTGTGAAGCTGCCGACGATGCCGCCGTTGACGGACTGTGCATTGGCAGGGACCGGATCGCTTACGCTTACGGGATTCTGCGCAGATCTGTTTTCTGCTGCTTCGTCTGCGTCGATCGCATCGATCTCATCCTGGATGTCTCTGATATCTTCATCCAGCTCTGCGATCTGCTGATTGATCGCTCTTACTTCTGCGACGTCCTGAGACTCCTGACCACGTGTGAAAAGAGTCTGTCTTCTCTGCTGCAGTCTCTGCAGCCTTTTCTCAAGCACTTTCTTTCTCATGCTCTTAATCTCCTCATCTCTAATTTAGCTTTTTCCAGTTCCAGTTCGGCCGAAGTCTCCACTTCGGCGCCACGTTTCTGGCGTTCGCTCTCCAGCGTCGCCTGTGCGCTCTCCAGCGCATCCTTTCCGCGTGCATTTATTGCTGTCGCATCGTAAGCGGGGAAGATCACCGCGCTTATCTCTACGATTGAGCCGATTTCTTTGATCCGGCGTGTGGGATGCTCTGTTTCCAGGCCTTCCCATTCTTCGTCGGTTACGGAGAACAACATGGACATGCCGGTGATGTCACCGCGCTGGACAGCGCTGTAAAGCGCCCTTGCGTCTGCGTTGTTCTCAATATCCAGATCCGCGCGGTCAAGGCTCAGACCCTGCGCGTCTACTGACAGCTGCATAGTGCTGTTTCCGTTGTTCCGTCGGGATCGTGCAAGCGGGATCATCGACAAATTGTGATTAACTAAAAACCGGACGTCTGTCAGATCTGTGCGATCTAACGCGCCCGGTTCAATAATCTCGTCAAATGGTCCGATGTCCGTCCTGCTGTTGTACACGACCGGACGGCCCGTCAGGATGTGTCCGCCGTCCTGGTCTTCCGCTCTGACCTCAAACGTCAGGTTGCGTCTCTCAAGCTTGTTCCTGTTCATGTCAGATATCCTCATTTGTTTCTTCTTCGTCGATGACTTCCGTCTTCACGTTGCCTGATGCTCTGTATGCAGCTTCCTGATTTGAATCTATCCAGTTAAGCGACATATAGCGTTTGCCTTCCAGTTCCGGAAGAGGACGCAGGCCGAATGCTACGCGCTTTTCGTTCTCAAAAATCGCGCCTGTGTTGGCCAATAGCGTGACCATCTCGATCGTCTGGTCTACCGTCATAAAGACAAGGTCCTTCGGGTATAACTGGATCTTGTTCCCGAATGACTTTTCCCGCTTTGTGAACATTTTCTTCGTGAAGGCCTGTGAGATCGTGATGATCAAAGGCTCCAGCGTCTTCTGGTAGAATGCTGCGTATTGGACTTTGTTGTAGTCGCCGCGCAGGATCGCAAGCGGCACGCCCCAATTGCGCAGGATCTTTTCATCCATGAACTTCAGCGTGTCAGCGTCGATCAGCTTCGTGTCCCGTTTGAGCGGCACAAATTCTGCTTTCAGGTCGATCGGAAGGAATCCGCTTTCGCTGTTCTGCAGATGCTCTGTCAGCTCCTGCAGCGCCTTTTCTGTTTTGCCCTGGTCCAGAAGCGTGTTGTACTTGATCACGCCGTTGATCGCGTAGCTTGCGTTCATCGCCTTTGCGATGCCCTTCAGCATCTCCTCGTTAAGGTTCAGCGTTTCTAGAAGCGGTCCGTGATCCGGCTGTCCGTTCCAGTCGCCGCCCATGAATTCACTTACGGAATAGTGATATTTGATGTGGATCACATCGTCGTAAGGAACTGTTGTACTGTATCCAGATTCAAAGAAGAACTGAACGTACATACGACCCGATGAATCCTGGATGAAGTTGACCTGCGTCGGCTTTATCGGATACAGCGCTTCATAATAGCGCCGCTCTTCGCCGGTGTTCCTGTCTGTCCATGTTCTGTATGTCGGAATTACAAATGCGTTGTAATTCAGCAGCAAAAGCCATGTGATCTTTTCCAGAAATTCGGCTGTCGTCATCACCGCATTCGGATCGTTCAGCACTGCCTGCACTGTGCTTGTGCTGATCGGCACAGGATCGTTGTCCACGATCCTGATGTGCTGCGGATTCAGTTTTTTGACTTCGTCGACAATGCATGCCAGCGCCTGCTGTACGACGTCCGATGCATAGATGTTTGTACCAAATTGCGTGTAAACCGGCGCCAGTCCGTTCAGCGTCCGCGCGAATTTGGATTCACGCGGCTGCCGGTGAAAGAGCTTATCAAGCCAGCCCATATATCAATTACCTCCGATTGCTGTCTTGTAGTCCGTCCTGAGCCGTCTGTATGTCTCATAGAGGATCGCAAGACATACAGCGCCATCAATGCGCTTTCCTGTCTGCATTTTGACGATCAGGCACAGATTGTGATCGTCTACCTTGATTCCTGCATTTCCCAAGCACCAGCGATCGACCGGATGATCGTTGTATCTGACAAGCTGTTTCTTCAGATCTGCTTCGCACAGTCGGATCGCGTTCGACAGCGTCTGCGCGTTCTGGTTGATCATTATCAGGTCCGAATCATCGCCGCCCGTCTTCATCCATCCGTAATACTCCATGCGCGATATCCAGTCTTTTGAGAATCGCTGATCATATCCGCATTTCCACAGCTTGATCCCGTATTCGTCGAATAACTTCCAGAACCAGTCCGCGACCTGTGCCAGATCCACGTCGTTTCCTTCAGTTATCGTCATCTGTCCGGCCGCTGCCCAGGTTTCGTATTCCGCGCCGCACTGTTTGTCGTTGCTGTCTTCTAGCTTCGATTCCGGAATGAAGTAATGAGACAAAACATATTTGTGCGGATCATCCGGCTTCATGATCAGTACCTTTGCCGCCACAAGGTCCGTTGTTTCTGCAAGGTCGACCGCGCCCAGGGCGATGGAACCGCGGAAGTCTTCCGGATCGAATGCGCATTCATAGTCATAGTCTTCCATATTCAGCCAGGCTTCCGCTGCGTTCTGTTTGATGTTGAAGTCCTTGCACAAGACGAAAATTCGGTCCGCTTTAGACTTCTTCGCTGTGGCCACCTGCTGTTCCAGGTACTCCCATTTCTTGACAATGCCCAGCGTCGGATTTGACTTCATCCATAATCTGTTCCGCCTGTCGCCTGTCCAGATCTCCATTTCTGAATCCTGTGTGTAGAGCCACGGAAGAAGCCTTTCTGCTGCAGGATCGTCCGGATCTTCACGGTTGATCACCGCGTGCGCCTTTTTCAGCTCTTCGTCCAGATATCCGTCGATCACAAATCCTTCTGTCGTCAAAATAAAAAAGAGCGGCTCATCCTTTAGGGACTGTGACTGCTCAATTGACTTTGCTATGACATTTGTCTTCATCTCATGCGCTTCGTCCAGGAAGGCTTCATCGATGTTCCGGCCTTCCTTGTTCTTTGTCCGGTCCGACAATTTGAAGATCTTCGTGTTTGTCGCTTTGTTCAGGATGAAACGCTGATTCCGTTTTGTGTCCTTGCTGTCCGGATCGATCAGAAGGCGCATCGTGTCGATCGCGTCATAGATGATTGATGCCTGCGCATCGTCGTTTGATGACGCGACTATGTCCGCGCCGGGATTGCCCAGAAAGAATTCTGTAAGGCCCAGCGCGCTGCACGTCTCCGACTTCGTGTTTTTTCTTGCGATCAGGAAGATGATCTTCTGGAATCGACGTTTTGTTGTCTCCGACATCTTGAAGCTGTATGTCGCTTCGATGAATGCCCGCTGCCACAGCATCAACTTCATTGGTTTGTTGTAGTAAGGCGACTTTGTCAGCCTTATACAGTTTTCCATGAAGTCCATGCGCAGAAGCGCATCGTCCGTGTCGTAGAAGTAACGGTCGTTCTGCAGGTCTTCGGCAAGGTTTTCCAGCTCGATCGCCAGGTCCTGTCCGATGATGAATTCACCGCATTCACAGCGCTCTTTGTATTCCAGAAGAAAGCTGTTGTCCGGCGTCCATATTGTTTTATGATTGATCAACATGCTCATTCATCCACTTCCGAAGCGGGCTTTCTTCTTCGATGTCTTCTGACCCTGTCGCACGCAGCATGACTTTTACGATGTTGGTGTACTGCTGAAGCAGTTCTTTATACAGCTTCGCCGCCGGCGTCGCCTTCTGCTTTGACGGGTCATCCGGATGGATCCGGATCTTCGGCAGCGTCTGAAGGTATTCCAACTGTTCTTCCAGATAGACCATGTCATTCACAAGCGGGATCAGCAGCGTGTTTCCGTGTACCGCTTCCAGAAGCTCTTCCTTCCTGGTCATGCTGTGCGCTTCCAGACGAATTCATCGCACGCGCTGTCAAGCATGCTTGATGGCGCGAACTGCAGGTCGAATGTCACGGAACACTGCGAATTCAGCGCTGTCGGCGCGCTGCCTTTATAGATCGTGTCTGTCAGTGTGATGATCCCGTTGTTTGCGATCGAAAGCGGCAGGACCGAATCAAGATTCGGTGCCTGGGCGATTGCGAACTGCTGATATATCCCACTAAGTCCAAGCATGGACAGATCCAATGTGATGATAGGCAGCGATTCTTCCGCGTATCGGACTTTGTTGAACCACACAAGCCGGATCTGGACCTTTTCGCCGTCGATTATCGCGTCGGCGAATCTGGGACTGCCGTCCAGATATTTGGTGTTCGTGTTGTTCCATGCCCCACAGTTGCTGACCGTCCGCCGCCTGAAGCGCTTATGAATCAGTTCCCATGTTCCACCCAGCGTCCCCGCAGGATTGACATTGGATCCCGTCGCATAGACAGCCCCGACCGGATACAGCGCGTCGATCAGCGCGGCCCTGGCTTCTGCGTCGCCGGTCAATGCTTCCGAAAGATTCACTTTGCTTTTGTCATCTTCAAAAAGATAAGCCATGTCAAATTCTCCGTTTTGGTTATTTGCTTTTTATTTGTGTTTTGACTTCTGTTTTTGCGATTTTTTTGTAAATTTCAACTCCAAAAATCTCATTTTTGGAGTTTCTGCGTGAGAAACCCCCTCTTCGACAGTTTCCCCGCGAACTTTTTAAAGGGCCATCCGGGGGGAGTATCTGCGCCACCATTCGTCGATATAGCGCGACCATTCCGCTTTATCCCTGCTGTCGTCCAGCTCCAGGCGCCGCAGGCATTCTTCTTTTGATGTCGAGATGAAGACTTCCCGCGCTCCCAGCTGTCTGATCAGCCGTTCCCTTTCGCTGATCAGCGGATAGCCACCGATCACATAAGCGTTGTTCCACTTGCCGCGCCGCATCCGGACTGAATCGATCAGATAGTCTCTTACTCCAAAAACCACGGCGTTAAGGGCCATAGGCTTTTGAAATCTATTCAGACCGCTTACGCACTGCCAGATCGAATCCATGTCAACTACAAGATCACCTGCCTGATGAACACTGTTGACCCATGTCGTCTTACCTGACAGCGGTGATCCGTACACAAGATAGATCTCGCGCTTTATGTATCCGAACTTCTCGTGGATCTGGTTGTGTGTCTTGTGTGACACGATCATGATGTTGTCCGGATTAAGACTGACCGATGCATCCCCCACGTTTTCTTCCGTGAGAAAGATCTTGTGGTGCAGGACGATGTCATATCCCTGGATGATCGGACGCCCTGTTACTTCGTCGTAGACATTTCCGTCATCCTTTGTCCTGTCGTGTATGATGATCTCCCTGATTGTGCGCCACTCTTGCGATGTATAGAATGTGTCAAGCGTATATCTCTTACCAGTCATTATTCTTCACGGCCTGCTGCCGCAGCTCCAATTCTTTACGCCGCAGTTCCATGATCTGCGGATCATTGGCCCAGTTGTCTGCGTCGAAGTTCTTCAGCGCCAGATTAAGCGCGGCGACATCCGGCTGTGCGTATTTCTCAGAGATCTCTTCACGGACCAGCTCCCCGCCCTCATAGATCTTCTTCTTCTCTGTGTACTTGAATCCCTTCGCGCGCTTGATCAGGGCGCTGTACAGCTCCATGACAAGCTGGCGCCTTCCTTTCTTCAGCGCTTCCTGAAGCTCTTCGTGCTGGCCTTTGTACTTCCGGAATGATGAGTAAGAGACGCCCAGCGTCTTCGCGATCTGTTCTTCGGTCATGGTAAGAGCCATCTTTTTGATCTCAGCCAGATAAGGCTCAACACAGTCATGGTATTTTTGCGGTCGTCCGTTGCCTGCCATGATCGTCACCGAATTTCCTTTTGCTAGTTGATTGCAACAAAAAAGAGACGCCCGCTGCGTCTCTTTCCTCTGCGTGATTGCCTTAATATATTATAAATGCTATTTTTCTGCATCTGACTGCATAATCTTTGCAAGGCTTTTCAGGCCGCGCAGCCTGATGTCATATACTGTTCTTTCTGCACACGGGACTTTAAGCGCGATCTGATCCCACTGCAGGCCGTCGATATAATAGGCGCGCAGGACATATCTTTCGTCCGGATCCTGCAGCCTGTCCAGCGTCATGTATGTGTCTACTTCAATGCCAAGAAGCTTTTCATACTTCACGAATAGCTTGTGTTCAAACTCTTCCAGCTGTGCCACGAAGTCAGACAGATCTGAATTGTTATGGGCTTTCGGCATGTCACTATATCTAATGGCCGCTGCCGATCCGTATTTACTGCGCAGGCTGCCGATCCGCTCTTCCAGGTCTTCTGCTTCTCTCTTAACGTTTTTATATCGTTCCAGATAGTCAATTGCCATCGATATGTTCATGCTCAAAATCCCTTCCGCACAGAGTATTTACTCTGTAAAACTGCCTTTTTCGTATTCTTCCTTCAGCTGCTGTCCGCGTTTTTTGATCTTATACATCAGATCGTCGTTCTGCTTTTTAAGATCTTTGTATTTCCGTATCTGATTTTTGCCGTTCATAAGTTGTGCTACCCTTATCTGGATCGCGCGACGCTGATTGATCATGTCGCGCATCGGCTGATCAGTGATCAGGATCGTGTATTTATGTCCGCAGTTCGGGCATTTTAAGAACTGCCTTTCAATCTTCCTGTCGATGTCGATGCATTCTGTCTCGATCGATTCCTCTTTCAGCGCAAACGTGTACCGGCATTCATTGCACATTGTTTTTCTCATTGTTTTTCTCCATGTCTATAATTCTTAAGATCTCAGCTATATGAAACAGTCCGCCATTTGTCGGGCTTTTCGCTATTTCTTCGAACCTTTTCTTCAGTGCTTCCGCGCTGATCAGCTGCTTCAGGTCCAGTTCTGCGATCATATGATTGATGATGTCTTTAGGCTTCACCCACACTTCCAGCCCGTCACAATTTGAACACAGCGGCTTTATTCTGATCTGTCCTGCCGGATTGCTGTCCATGATCTCGACCATAATGTATCCTGTTTTCATCATTCACCCTTCTGCCATGCTTAGCGTTCTTTTAATCTTTTGATATGTTTTCAGCGACATAAGGATCCCATATCCTTTGACGATCACGCATTGGCCTTTTTCGATTGGTGTGCTTACGGTCCCGTAGCGCTTACGCCATTTCTTGTTGATTCGCTTTTTCTTGTGCGTCCTTACCTGGTCCCCGTCGTCTTTTTTAGAGATAATGCGGACAGGTAATTCGCACATCATCCCGTAGTTACTCATTTCTTTTTGTGTCCCTTCTGTCGTGCTTCTTCCAGACTTCATGCAGCGCATACGCAAGCGGCTTGTTGATATACGATATTTCGCAAGCCTTTTTGTATTCTTCTGCGATCTCTGTGAATACCGGCTGAAGCTTTTCCCATTCTTCTACAGATCTGTGCATCTGTTCTTTGATTCCAGGATATGCTTCTTCGGCAAATGTCGTGTTGTCGATCGCGTCATGGATGATCTGGGCCGCTATCTGCGATGGATCGCCTTCTTCCAGAAACTTCAGTACTCTTTTCTTCGTGATCAGCGCTTCCGCGCACGGCATGTCTTCCGGATTGCCGGATCCCTGGGCGAAGAATATGCAGCCTTCATCGTTGTATTTGCAAAGCTCGTTATCGCATTTACTCATTTTGTCACCCCCTTGTAAGGTTCGGGCAGTTCTTTGGGCATCCATGCAATCTGCTTACTGCCCTTGTAAAAAGCATCGATCGTTGATTTGTCGAATGCACTCAGCTTGCCATTTTGAAAGTTCAGCTCTTTGCAGAACCTCTCGCCTTTCGGATTCTCAAAAGTGACATACACCTCATCTGATATTGTGGTCCCGAGATCCTTTGTGCCAATCCATTCATGTTCTTCTGGCATCCTTTCATTGCACAGAATCCATTTGCGTTCCGTCTGTGCAGGCCGCGCCGGTTGCAAATACTTTATATATTCTCTCCATGCGATCATCGCATTGACCACATCATTGTTGCCGCTTTTATCTCTTGCTATGATCGCATCCGCTGCTTCAATCGCTTCCTTCCGGCTAATCGTGTCGGAACTGTTCGGAAACTCCGAAGTGTTGGTTGGCGGCAATTCTCTTAAATCTCTTCGTAATAACAAAATCGCCGTTGTCTGCTCCATTGGTATTGAGTCAAACCTTTTATCGAGTGCTTTAATGGCCGCCTGTCTGCTGATGCAGTCCGTGCCAACCTCTGCCAAGTTCGTGCTAAGTTGTTCTGGCTGTGCGGGTGGAAGGTTATTGATTGTGTATATGTCATAATTGACTTGATTTCTCTGTGACACATAAGCGTCCAATCTTACATCATTGGCACTCATGCCCTTTATAATGTGGTCAAGTGATGCCATGTCATTTTTAAGCGCCTCAATCGCCTTTGCCCTGCTGATCGTGTCTGAGCTGTTCGGAAACTCCGAACAGTTGGCGGGCGGTAACTGCTCAATTCGTATAACCGCTTCTCCCACACTGATAAATACTGCTCGTCCGTTTCCGTATTCAGTCAGCGCATCAATCGCCGCCTGTCTGCTTATTAAATCACTCATAATTATCGATTCCTCTTCTTGCGCATCTAATACATGGGCAATTATACCCATTTTCTATTTCGTCTTCCCACTTACCATAATGTTCACAGCCATTACACGTATACACGAATTGTGCTTGTGGCAGATTTTCAATATCATCAAGCATTTCTCTTAAATCGGTATCGGGTTTTGAACACGTTCCGTCGTCATCAGTACAATACTTAAATGCTATGTCTAAAACCGCCTGTCTGCTGATCGTGTCCCCGACATTTGTGTCGGGAACATCCCATCCGCTAAATTCATCGATCAGTTCTGTAACGAAATCATATAGTTTTTGATCGCCCTGGCCGTTTGCTCCCCAGTCCGGCGAATATGTCAATTGCAGTTCTGCAAGGTGTAACATCATACGATTCCATTTCGTTTGATTTTCTAACGCGTTAGAACGCCCTTTGTAAGCGTCAACCAATGCGTCTAACGCGTTAGATGTGTTGGATGGCATCGGCGGGATATTCGGCTGCATTGGCACGTTCGATCCGTGGCCTGCTGCTTTGTTACCGACATTTATGTCGGTCGCAAGTGCTTTTTTCTTCATGATCTCCCCTTTCTGTGCTTGTTCGCGTTCGGGCATGTGCTGAAGTGCGATACAAATCCGCGGCCCGCTGCTTCGCCTTCCCCTTTCAGGCTGCATCTTATGACTTCCCCTGATTCCAGGACTACAGAGTCTTTACCTTTTGGATCGTTCCAATAGCGCTTTGCCGCGGCGTCGACCGGCATCATCTTCCCGGACTTCATCCGGATCCACACGATCGGCGCTCCACATGACTTGCAATAACTCATTCTTTCACCTCTTTCTTCATCTCTATGTACTCTTCACTTTCCTTGAAATCTGTACACAGCAATACACCCATCCAGTTCATATGCATCTTAATTGCCTTTTCCCCTGTCGGAAATTCGTTTCTGCATTTTCCGTTATCACATTTTTCGCATTCGACTACATCACAATATACGGTCATTCTTTCACCTCATATATGTCTGCTTTCCTTTGATGGACTTCCACCACAGCATCGCTTCCGCATCCTTCCTGCAGCGCTTTCTGGACCATCGGCGTCATCATCCGCGCGAATCTTTCTTTGACTTTCGCGATCGGAAGATCTGTTTCGGTGTATTCCATGTCTACGTTTATGATCACCTGCGCGATGTATTTTCCTTTAATCCTTCCCATCGGTTTTCTCTTTCTCAAAATCCGTTTTCACAGAGTATTTACCTTGACGTTTCAGTTTTCTCCCGCATTCAGGACAGAAGTTCAAATCGAATCCGATTCCCTGATTTTTGAAGCTTACAGACCTGCTGCTGCATCGTTTTCCCTGGTCTTTTCTCCAAGATCTTGTCACGATTGCGGCTGTGTATTCCCTGCCCAGTTCTTTTTCCTGTTTGTCAAAATATATGATCGCATCAAGGCGATCGCAGAATTTACACATTGTTTTTATCCTCACTCAAAATCCGTTTTCTCAAGGTAAATACTCTGTAAATCGGCTTTTTTGTTTTCACCTCAAATCTTTTCATACAGCTCACGCCTGCATTCTTTGCACAGGCATAAGCTTGTTCCTTGCCATGCCTGCCTGCTGCCTGTCCAGAATGTTACTCTGATCATCTCCGGATCCTCTTTGCTTCCTTTGCTACAGCCTGCGCAGGTTCCGAATCTGGATGCACCGCTATAATCTGCAAGATATTCTATCTTGACCATCTTATTGTCCTTTCATTCAAATTCATGATCAGGCCTTACGACCCTTAACTGCGCTCTGAAGTTGACCGCGTTCATGTCCGGAATAGGTGTTTCTTTTATGTCCAACCTTTTCATGATTTCTTTTGCCATGGCCTTTGCGAAGTCTTCACGGATGTAATTTCTTACATCCTGCGCGTTTGTTGTTTCCAGCATCTCGTTATTTACACATAATGCTGCGCTCAGTACATCTGCGACGGCTTCCTTCGTCTGATTCATTGACTCAACGCCTTTGTTGTCTTTGCTGAACACATACTCTGTTCCACATCTCCTGCATACGTATGTTTTATAGTCATCTCTTAACCACAATTCTTTACCGCAGTTATGACATTTCCTTTCGATTTTCACTGATCACTTTCCTTTCCCTGGTTCCCAGTCGCATGTCTTCTTCCCGATCACCGGCTGTCCGTTTTCATCTCTGACCCACTTGTGATCATTCCAGTCCCATATCTGGCCGCGTCGTTCGAAGCATGTTTTGCTTCCCCATTCGACTTTGCATCTTCTTTCGCATGGATGCCTTACCGGTCCCAGATAGATCGAATCTTCCCTTTCCTTGTACGAATGCCATGGAAGGCATTCATAAATCTCCTGTCCTGGCATGTGCGTGATATAGGACCGCTGCCGGCTCCCGTCATATATCACAGATCTGTCACATTCTATTTTCTGATCTCCGTGATAGTAGAAGCTTGTGTCGACTCTTTCTAAAATCCCGACCTTAAACGCGTCCATGCTCTGTGTCGACTTGTCCATCAGTACCTTTTTCCCTATGTAGCTTCTGCGCATTACGCGCGAGATCGGCGCCCCGCGCGTATATACCCACTGTCCGACTTCCGGTTCTTCGATCTGTTCCGGAAGGCTGGCTGCCTGTTCCGCGTCTTGCGCCGGCGCAAAATCTTCCATCCAGTCAAATATGCTCAGCTGTCCATCAATCACCGCTGTCATCCTTGTATTCCCCGCTTCTGATCATGTCCGCCAGTTCTCTTGCGAAGTCTTCCCACGATATTATCATTTCGTGCCGTGTGTTACCGGCGTCGTTGTAAGCAATCTTGATAGTTGATTCGCGCATGTCCCAGCTCTGCAGTGCGTTTGGCTCTTTATCTTCACGGTAATTGCCCCTGATCCCGTATGCGCAATAATGCCACCTTGCTGATCTTGCAAAGTCTCTGATTGATCTCTCATCAAGTCCTTCGTAGCACTTTTCGATTAGGAACCTCTTTGAATACGCCCAGTAAGGATCTGTTGTCCTGATCAGCTCCCTGACCGGATTGATCTTTTCCGGATACAACATGTCAAATATCGTCATCTGTTCTGGCATCGTTTTTTATCCTCACTCTCAGTAATCTCCATCTGTCATTGCTCCAATCTTCTCTTCGAGTCTTGCAACCATGACTGCCTGTTCTATTGCTCCCGCCTCCCTTGCCCCCTGAAGCCCCATTTTTGTTAATCTTGCATTGAGTCCTCTGGTGATCAGCAATAAGTTGCTGATGTCCGTATTCATGCGGTTCCCGTCTTTAAAAACGACCATGCTTCCTTTCGGGACCTCCCCATGGTGCTGCTGCCAGATATATCTGTGTTTCAGCATCCATGTCCTCGGTTCTTTGACTTTTATCTCTATATATCCGTCCTTATTGACTCGCTCGCTCCCTACCGGCCTCCATTGCTTCGGAATGTGGCCTTTCTTGAACTGCGTTTCAATGCTTCTGCCTCCTGCGCAAAAGTGTTTGCCTTTATTCCATGTCTGCTGGCCTCTCCTGAATTGTCCAGTCCTTCCTGTTGGGATTTTGTTGTTCTTGCAGAACGCTCTTGCCTGATCGGTCGTTATCGGCCGGAACCTCCTTGTGAATTCCTCTGCAATCTCTTTGTAAGAGTGCCCTTTAATGAATTCCCTGAAAAATTCCTTTTCTTCTGCCGTGTATCTAATGAATTTCATTTTCCCCAATCAGCCCCGCTACTGCCGTTTTGGCGTCGGGTCCATATTCTGCGACGAATCTTGCCGCTTGTACTGTCAATGTCGCATTTTTGATAATTTGCGATGACACGCCCACGATTGCCCTGCTGCGTTCAATCTCTCTTTTGAAGTTCTGGTCGTCCTTCATGGCTTCATCGTCCTGGAGCCGTTCCAACTGCTCAAACAGCACATTATTGAGGTCTATCATTTTGTTCTTCATGTCCCGCTCCTTAGATCAC